ATCAGGCAACGCAGATGCTAATGGTTATGGCAATATGGAATTTGCCGTTCCAGAAAATTACTATGTTTTGTGTTCGGCTAATTTGGCAGAATTTGGAGGTTAAATGGCAGCTTATACAACAATAGACAATCCAGAATTATATTTTCAAACAGTTATTTATACTGGAGATGGAAACACAGGTAGATCAATAACTTTAGATGGCTCTGAAGATATGCAACCAGATTTGGTCTGGATAAAAAATAGAGATACTGCAAGAAAAAATAATGTTTATGATTCTGTCAGAGGTGTAACAAAAAGGATAGTATCAGATTCAACTGTAGCAGAAGATACAGCAGGAAATGGTCTTACAGCTTTTAATAGTGATGGATTTACCACTGGTTCTGAAACAGATACTAATAATGATACTGATGGAATAGTAGCTTGGTGCTTCAAGGCTGGAACTGCTTTTTCAAATGATGCTAGTGCCACATCGATAGGAGATATAGATAGTTCTGGAAGTGCATCAACTACTGCTGGTTTTTCAATTTGTTCCTATACAGGTAGTGGTTCAGCTGGCGATACAATAAAACATGGCTTAGATAAAACTCCATCATTCTATGTAGTAAAGACAAGAGATTCTACTTATGATTGGAGAGCATATCATAAAGGAATAGGTGAAACAAAATATTTCAACTTAAATCAAACTACAGCGGCAGCTACTGCAACTAACGCTTGGAATGATACTGCACCAACATCATCAGTTTTTTCTTTAGGCGATGGATCAACAGTTAATCAAAATACAGATAATTTTATTGCTTACTGCTTCGCAGAAAAACAAGGCTTCAGCAAGATTGATAAGTACAACGGCAACGGAAATGCTGATGGAGCATTTGTCTATACGGGTTTTCGACCAGCTTGGGTTATGATAAGAGATCCAGGTAATGCAGAAAATACGTTTATATTTGATAATAAAAGAGATGGATATAATGTTAATAAAGTTCTTTTATATGCAAATACTACACCTGCAGATACTACAACTGGTGCAAACCAAATAGACCTACTTTCAAATGGCTTTAAATGTAGGTCTACTGATAATGGTACAAATAGATCTGGTGCCACTTTCCTATACATGGCTTTCGCAGAAGCACCGCTAGTTAATTCTAATGGAGTACCAAATAACGCGAGATAATTAATATGAATTTTATTCTCACTATGATTCTTTGTAGTGGCGTTTCCTTAACTTGTTTACCACCATATCAAGTTATAGATACTTTCTATGAAGATCAATACTCCTGCTTACTAAAAGGTTATGAAAAATCTATTGAACAAATGGAAAAGATAGGTAGAGTTGTTATTAATGAAAATAAATTATTTATAAAATTTTATTGCATACCAGAGAAAAAAATTGATGCCTAGAAAAAAAATTATAACATCAAAAGAATTTAGTGAAATGTCTACAGGTCTTAGACTTTCTACTCACGAAAAAGTATGTGCTGAAAGAATGAAAACTTTATTCAAAGCAATAGATGAAATGAGAATAGAAGTAAAACAATTAAGAAATGATGTAAGTAAAGGCAAGGGAGCAATTAATTTACTTATTCTATTAGGAGGTCTAGCAGGGATTATACTAGGCTTTCTAAAGTGGAATGGCTAGGCGTAAAAAAGCAGTAGCTGGTTTAATGAGTGAGCTTTCTGCACAACTTAATATTGCAAAAGACCCTAATATCCTAGTATTTACACCACTTGGTGGACTTGGACCGATAGATATTGTTACTTTAAATATGTCTACAGGAGAGTATACTGCTTATGATGTTAAGTCTAAAAATTTTAGAAAACAAGACTATACAGCAAAAGATGGTTATAAAAGAAAAACCAAAGGAACTCTTATTGCCAGGCAAACCACTAAAGAACAAAAAAAACTAAAGGTAAAAATCCTATATGCAACCATTTAAAGGCTCAGATCCTAGTGAAATTCTAAATGAATATAAAGACCAAGTTAGAATATTAAAGCAACAGATAGCAGAACTTGAGGATGCCGGTAAATCTAAGGATGCAGCAAACAAAAGGTGTTTGCAAAAATTAGAGTTCTGTAATAAAGATCTTGAAGATGCTTTATCTAAAATTAAAGAATTAGAGGAGAAGAAAAAAGATGCCATTTGAAATGATAACAATGCTAGGCTCTACTGTACTTGGTGGAGTAATGAGCATCTGGTCGCAAAGCATTAAAGCAAAGCAAGCAGAACAAAAGATGCTATTGGCTAGAGCTGAAGTACAACAAAAAGGTTTTAAAGAAGCAAGAGAATATGGTAATGAAGGCTTCCAATGGACTAGAAGAATTATAGCATTAACTGCTGTTTTTGCGATAGTATTATTACCAAAACTAATGCCAGTATTACAACCAGATGTAACTGTAATTGTAGGATATTTAGAATTTAAACCTGCTTTCTTTTTTTTACCTGAAAAAGAAATAATGAAATGGGTAACACTATCTTCTAATAGTTTAGTTATTACACCATTAGATACCAATTTAGTTTCAGCTATTATTGGTTTATATTTTGGTGGTTCATTAGTTAAAAAATAATGAAACATTTTGTTTTATTTATTTATCATTGGTCTAGCAAATTAAATGTTTGGTCCTGGCAAAAGTTGTGGGGTAATAGAAAGAGTTTAGGTTATAAAAAATGACCATAGCAGATTTTGATCCAAGGCTTATTACTCAATATAATGACCCAAGATTTTTAATTCATTTTCAATGGGGAAATTCTGAAAAAGTATATAGATATGCTCTAGTTGAATCAATGGAAGTACCTGAAATTGATCAAGATACAAAACAAAAAAAAGATGAAACTAATCTATCTCAAAAAGAAATATGGGAAAAAAAATATAAAAAATAATGGCAAAAAAGGGAACATTTGGAGTTAATACCTATCAAGAGAGAAGTAAAAAGAAGATTGGTCGCCACAAAAAAAACTTAAACAAGAGTGAAAAACCACATAAAAAATATCGTGGACAGGGTAGATAAGATAATATAAAATTCACAAGGGAGATAAATATGATGGAAAAAATTAAAAATGTTATACACGAAGTAGAACATTATTGGAATAATCACAAAAAAGTTGTGATTGTTTTCGGTATAGTTTTAGTCGTTGCAATAATTATGTAGTATGAAGGTAAGTTCTAATACTTCTGTATCAATGCCGGTCAAAAATATGATTGGAATTATCGCAGTAGTCGCTTCAGGAATCTTTGCCTACACAGAATTAACTGCCAGACTTACTTCTCTTGAGACTAGCAGAGAATTACATCAAGCAGATCTCTTAAAAAAGTCTGAGCAACTACCCACAGATCAAGAACAGTTCATCCTCCTGGAGCATATTGCTGGACAGGTTGAAGAAATAGATGAAGAGATGAAAGAAATGAGAAATAATACTGTTAATATTGACATGCTGATAAAAAATATAGACAGAATAAGAAATGATGTTGAAAAATTAAAAGATAAAGTAAGAGCTAATGGTAGTCAATAATGATAGAGACAGTATTTGCACTTTTACTTATTATAGACCACGAAATTAAAGAACATCGTATTCAACCCACTCTCAGTAAATGTTTAAAAGCAAAGCGTTATGCTATGAGAGATAAAAAATCTACTGATAGAGTTAATTATAAATGTATTAAATCCAAAGCTGAAATAGAGATTTACATGGGTGAAAAAAAGATTACAAAATTAATATTGGAATAATAAGGTAAAATGTCAAGACAGATAAAAAAATTTATAGTTAGATTGAGAATGTGGTATGCTGATGTGAGGGGTCATCATGGCAAGAGGTGGAATTATGAACCATCAGAACATTATTTAGGAAATAAAAAGAAACATGACAGAAACAAGATATAGTTACAATTAATGATATGGCAAATAAAACCTGGAACAAATCTAAAGCTCTAATAATATGTGGGTGGTGCAATGTTTGTCAAAAAGAATTATTAAGTAATGAAGATGGTTGGATTGTCAACGCAGAAAAAAAACATTTTTGCCATGATGGTCGTGATGGTAGTTGCTTTGATAAATATGTTATTGAACAAAAGAATATAGCTGAAGATGCTACTTACGAAGGTCATTAAATTAAAACCCCATTATACCATCCCAATAAAAGACAAAGTATAATCATCACTCCAAAAAACATTAATAAAAAATATAATTGTTTCATGCTTTACAATTAAATTGTGTGAGATTTTTTTTCCATTTTCTATAATCTTTAATCCATTCATTAGTATCTTTTTTTGTAGGTTTTTGATTGTCTTTATAAAATTTATAAAAACCTTTATCTTTAAAATATTTGGCTATTTCAGGTGCAGAAACTTGATCTGATTTAATACAATCTAGTATATCTTGGTAATCTTTTTTTTTAACCATTAAGTAATAGTTGCTTTCAATTCCTCAAACTCTTTCCATAAAGTTTGCTCTGGCGACCAAAATCTTTGTTTATTATTTTTCATTTTAATAGAATGTAAAACTGTGGTATGATCATTGCCAAAAATTTTACCTATTGTAGTTAAACTCATATTAAATTTTTCAGATAATAAATTAAATATTATATTTCTAGTTCTACATATATCTTGTCTACGAGATTTAATTATCATCAATTCTTTTTTATTAACTTCATAGCGTACACAAACTTTATTTATAATACTTTCAATAACTGATTGAGTTGGCTTTCCAAAAGAATATCCAACAATTCTTTTTGGTGTGTATTGTTTTCTATTTTTTTTACTATGATCTCTAGCAAGTATATAACCATTTCTAAAACCATTTTTATAAATAGCTTTTTCTCTTATACTTAAATCTTGATACATTCCTGCTTTCATAGCAAGTTTTATCTCTTTGTGGAAGTTTTTGGTCATAGATCCCCTAGGGTTTGTTGTTGTTTTTTTCAATTATAAGTTTAATGACTATCTTGTCATTAAAAGTTCTTGTGTCTGCACTACCTTACTCATTAACCTGATACTATCTTGATGATATTTTTCAGCTAGTACCTTTGCCTCCAGAAACTTTCTGTGTTTCTTTTCTTGGAGATCCCTGTACCTTTGCAGACGAGTTTTTAGCTCGTTCATCCTTCTCCTTATTCACTTTTATAAAATCAATTTTAATATCATTGATTTTTACTTCTACAAATTCCCCTATGGCTTGTGGATCTGCAGCCTTCTCAGCGTTATTAAAGCTATCAATATGAGTGAAATTAGCCTCGCCAAATTTACGCCTAATATATTTAAACATTTTTATCCTTTTTGTCTACTGTTTTTTTATGCAGTTCTTTAGCCATTTTTGAGTATATTTCAAGGTCATCATAGCTATCTGCTTTATATTTTTTAGTTGTTCTATATAGTTTAAGAGCCATCATAAGTTGAGCAACCTGATAAGGGTGCATATCATCTTTTAAAATATCATGTAAAATAACATTAAACATGACAGCTAATAATCTAAAATTTTCCTGATAATCGCCATAATCTTTATGACGATCTTCTACAATTTTATTTAATATTTTTTCGTTAATATCTATTGTATTCATATTGTTTTGCAATGAGGTGGGGAAAACAACTAAAAGAAAAAAGCCAGAAAGGATTGGCTAAAAAACCCCACCTCAAAGTTTTACAAAAATGTTACCATCTTTGCGGTTTATTATTACCATACGATTGCTGTTTTGCAAAAGGTTTTGCTACTTGAGCTGGTGCTGAACCACCTCCAGTACCGCTACTTTTTGAAGTATCGTTTGGTGTTAGTTGCACAGTAATGTTGCCAGTTGACTCTCCATTTTCTGCGACTTCATCAAAGGCTGCTTGATTATACCAATTATCCCCTATCTTTACACCTATTCTCCATTCTTTTCCCGGAGGAGATTTTGGATTAATAGGTGCTACATAGCTTGGATGATTGGGAGCAGACCTTTTGTTGTTGGGAGTAAGTTTTATATATATCTTATCCATTTTGCTTTGCTCCTGTTTGTAGTTTAATCTTCCTGTTTTCATAATGATTCATTAAATCTTTATATGTTGCAGGATGATTTTTGATTGCATCATTAAATTCATTTTTAAACTCTACATCTTTAAGATATTTTAATCTTGAAAGGTGCATAGCTGCATCAATGTTTCTAATGACTGATTTTACTGAAGTTACCTTTTTTTTAGGATAATTAATTACTTCAGCACTTTGGTCTACCTTTGTATTTGGTATGTTAAGATCATCTAATTCTTCTTTTGAAGTGATGCTCTCATCCAGAATACCAAAGATAGATAAAGCTCTTGATATAGCAAAGGATTCTGCTAGTTCCATTGCTTTAGGTTTATTGTTCCTAAATACTTTTGCATGACCGGTAGCCACTGTACCATCAGGACTTACAATTTCTGCTTTACCAATATAGCAATCATCATAAGTCATAATATATGTTTTAATACCTAACTCTCCTGCAAATTCCTCAGTAAAAAATTTAAGTTTACTTGTGGCTTTTACAGTAGTTGTTCCATGCTCATTAATGTAAGTTCCTTCTTTTTTACATTTGTCTATTACTTTTTTTATTCTTTCTTTCATTTTTATCCCCATAGTTGTTTGATTGTTTTTAATTGATCAGCACTTAAATCTTTCATCATCCAATGATTAAGATCAGGTTTTTCCACATATTGTGCTGCGATCTTAGGATCGCCATTACTTAGTACAAGTAATTTTTGAATTGTTTTTGCCTTGTTTAACATTTCATTATAACAATATTCTAAATGATCATCAAATAATGCAGGATGACTATCGTCAAAAATAATGAAATCATTTTCATTTGCATAAAATAAGAATGGAGTTTTACCACTTGCAATTTTATAAAAAGCTACTTGAGTTATATTAACCGGATCAGGTTCACTTGGTAATTTTTGTGTATAAAGTTTTATATCACCTCTATAATCTTTTGCAGTAGGTGGTTTAGTTTTACATTCTGCAAAACTTAAATCAGTTTCAAAATCTAATCTACCGGTAACTCCTAAAGCTAAATCTTCTGGCAACATATCCACATATCTTTCACACTTTAATTCATCATCACCAAAGATATTTTTAACAGCACTTAAAATTTGTTGGGTAGTGCCATGTAATTTATCTTTAATTTGTTCTTTGATTTGTTTGTCTCTGTCATCAAAACTTTCTTTAGTATAAAGTTTATATTCATGGTCAAATATACTATCATAATCTCTGTCTTTAATTTCCTTCCTCTCAGCACCATGAAATATATATTTACCTACTAATTTTTGAGCCACATTACCGGTTAAACTTCCATAACCTAATTTATATTTTTTCTTATCGGCTCGTCTCTGTTTTTCAGTACGACACCAATAATCTACAATGTGCATAGCGATTGATCTATTTCTTGATAGCTGAGAGAAAGAAAAATGTTTCAAACCCTCTCCACCTGATAGGGATTTAAGTATTTCTTCTAGTTGTTTTTTCATTTATTTCCTTTTTGTTGTTCCATTCTTTATATATTATTTCACCATATTGTCTACTATTATTTTATTATTTTCTTGCTTTAAATAACCGCTATGGTAATAGGTATTCTTCTGCAACAATAGGAGAAAAATATGACATTAAAGGAATGGATAGCTAAAAATCACTATAGCTATTCTCAAACCGCACAAAAATTTGGTATCATAAATATTAATCCTGCTACCAATATTCAAAGGTATGCAAAAGGAGAACGAATACCACATCCAAAAGTAATGAAGAAGATTTTTGATGGTACAAAAAAACAAGTTCAACCTAATGATTTTTATGAAGAATACTGGCAAAGAGAACAACTTTAAATACGATAAAGTTAAGATAACCTGGTGGGACATTTGCACTTGCGAAGAGGCATGGGTAGGTGAAGATGATATATTAGACCACGATATATCTGTTTGTTCTGATGTTGGTTATATCTATAAAAAAACTAGAGATAAATTGTGGCTATTTACATCTTATTCTGAAGATGAAAATGGAATGGATGTAGGAAATTTAACTTGCTATCCAAGACAAGTTGTTAAAAAGATTGAGGTATTAAAATGATAGATTTGAATGAGGTTGTAAGAAAAAATATAATTATAATTATGAATCAAAAAAAAATTACAATACCATATATTACTTCTAAAATAAAAATTTCTACATCTCTTATATATAAATATATAAAAGGAGATAGGAAAATTTCACTTAAATTTTGTAGTTTTTTATCTAAACTTTTAGATGTTCCAATTAAAAATTTATTTGATGAAGATATATATAATGAATTTAAAGATGTTTTTACACAACCATATAAAAGTTATAAAATAAAAGGTGTAAATAAAGATAACAACAATATTAATAAAAGAGATAATGTTATTTATTTTTACAGAAAAATATCTCCAAATAAAAAAACACTACAAACTCTTGGAAATGAATTTAATATATCAAGAGAAAGAGTAAGACAAATACAAAATAAAATAGAGAAACAAAATGAATATTGAGAACATGAGAAAAGGAACTAGATAATATGACTCATGTTGGTATGTTTGAGGAGATAGATTTAAGCCATAAATTCAGAAAATTAAAAAAGGAAAATAAAAAACTAATAAGCGAGATTGAAAAACTTAAAAGACATGTATTAGACCTTGAGAGAATAATAGAAGAAAAAGACAACGAGATTATAATAATTAAGAATAGATAATAAAGGAGTAAGTGTGGCTAGATGGACTTATTATAAGTCTAATGGGGATTACAACGATTGGCACAGGCAATTTGAGGGTCTTGCAGGGATAGATTTGGATTTTTGCGAGGTATGTCCCAAGTGTTATGAACCATTAGCTGTAAAAGAAACTTGTTTTGATAAAAATCAGCAGTTCAAAGCTACAACCCTTACAAAAATGGTCGGAGATCGCCTAAAGATACCTGCCTTTTTGATATTCTATACTCCTTTACCCAATGACACCATGAAGTTCAGAATTAAGCGTGTGAGTGAGCCTATGACCGAAATTTATGAAGTTAATCAGGAGGAATGGTTGAAATATTTATATTCGTTGCAGGAAGAACATAGGAGGTGTTGTAAATATGCAACACAAGTATGATCCTCATATTAGGGTAAAGTTTGCTCTATTTGATGACCCACAGTTTAGATCAATTCCTGAAAACCACAGATCTCACGCCTACTTGGTGTTTATTTGTCTACTAAAATTTGCTAACTCTAAAACCCTAACTTGCTATCCTCGCAAAGCCACCATTGCTGATATGTCCGGTCTATCTAGGACAACCATATACAGAGCTACACTTTGTTTGGAAAAGGCAGGCATTATAAAGAAAAAGAGATTAAAATCAACTTTATTATATACTATAAACCCTAAGTATATTGTGGGTTATAGACCAGAGGTTTCACAGAGAAACATAGATGTTTCAGAGAGAAACATGGGTGTTTCTGTTAGACCACTATTAGAAGAACTAACATATATAACTAACATTAATACTAGCATTAACCTTTTTATAAAAGGTCTTTCAGGTAGTGGTAGCGGTAATGAACATATTATAAAAGGATTAGCGAATAAATACTCCCCTGAACAGCTTAAGAAAGCAATAATTGATAAAGATAATCCTTATTTTTGTAAAAAGGCTTTAGAGATACAAGAAGATAAGAATAAGAGATATGTACCCAAAAATATTATATTAAAAGCTGTGGATAATGTCCGCAAAAAAACTAATTATTTCTATAAAAGTAAGGTAGCTAAAAATAAGGATAAATATGGCAGGATTTCAAAGTCGCAAGATTTATTGCGAGGCAATAGCAAAAACAAGCGGTAAGCAATGCCTTGCTAAAGGTTATTATACACCTACAAAGGATAGATTTCTTTGTATGTTTCATAGAGGCTCAAAGTCGTGGGATAATAAAACTAGAAAGTATAAAGGCTTATATAAAAACGATAGAATAAAACTAGACAATAAGGTAAAGATATTAAAGAACTTAAAAAATTTTAAACATAAAACAGATGAAGAAATCAAACAGTATATCAACCAAGAAAAACAACGTGCCAATAGCACTTTCGGATATAGAACAAAATACTATACTAGATCAATTACACAATGGCGTGGTCGCTTACGAAATAGCAAAACAAAAACAGATCAAATTGAAAACTTTATACGACTACTTGGACAAAAACCCAAAGTTTAAGGAACAATTTAATAAGGCACAAGAACGAGGCATTAAAACATTAGTTGAAAAAATGTGTGTAATATTTGATAGAGATAATGTTTCTTTAGATAATAATGAGTTGCTATTTATTAGAGAAAAAAAGGACTGGTTAAAATTTATTGCACCAAGACTCTCATCTTTGTTCGTAGAAAAGACAAAATCTGAGGTAAAGCAGGACACTCAGCTTCGAGTAATGTGGTCAGATACTCCTGATCTGCTGGACCTAGACGCTGCAGAAATTGCTGATATAGAACACCCCTCGCCAAAATAAAATGGGAAAGGGTTTTAAGTTTTAACTCATTCATAAAAATCTATAACTAGAACTTCTTGTTCTTTCTTTTTCTTTTTCTACTCTTTCATAAAAAGGTTTAAAAGAATCATAATTAATAAACATTATACTATGTAATTTTAAAGCAAATCTATTTATTTCTTTTTCTTTTTGTTCTTCATTTTTTCTAGTCTTTCCTATTGTTGAGTTGGATTTAATATAATGTTTTGCTAAATTAAAAGTATTTCCCATTGAATAATAATTTTTTAAGGCATTTTGAGAAAATAGTATTTCGTATGTATATAAATTTCTTCTAAATTCTTTTCGCAGTATTTCTCTTAATCTTTTATTATCATTATTCATGTAATAATTAGAATTATGTTGCTGATTATAATAAGGTTTCCAATAAGTAATTAAATCTATTTCTAGTTTATCCATTTCCTGTACTGTATTACAAGGAATGAAAGTAATTAATTCACAACCATAATCTTTACAGTTTTCATTTTGTTTTGATTTAATTTTTTCTTCTAAAGAGCTTGGTGTTCTTTTCCAATAATCTTTTGACTTACCTATATAAACAACTTCCTCATATTGTTTATTAATTCCACAATAAACACCCATTCTATTTGTTAATGGTATGCTTTTTTGTAGCAAATAACCAATACTATATGCTTTTTCTATTAGCACTTGTTTATTTATTCAACTGGAGTAAAACCATCTTTTTTATTCCATGTATTCACTATTTTTTCATTGGTTGAATTATCTAAATAAACAACCCAATCTCCAATAGTAATATATAAGCAATTTTTTGATCTTACATCAACTGTAATACCTTTTATTTTCTTTTTAATAAATTTATTTTTCATCTTTCCTTTCGTTTGTTTGTTGATTATTTTCTAATTCAAATATTTTTTGCCTATGTTCAAAATATCTTTTTCTAAAAACTATATTTTGATGCCATAATATTGAATTTTCTTCTTCTAGTTTTCTTTTATATTTTCTTAATTTAGCTTTTAGTCTTTTCACTTATTTGTTTTTTGGTATTAATATTTTATCATATCTTTTTAACATATTTCTTAAATCCCAATCTTCTTTAATTTGTTTTCTTAAAATATTAATTTCAGAGGGATCATTACAAATATCTGTTAATACATTTGCAATCCATTTAGGATAATCATCATCTAAATATTTATTTACCATTTCTTTTGTTATCATTTTTTATTCCTTTCTTTTATTTATGATATTTAGCTTCTCTTTTAATCATTACATCAACACCGATATTTTGAAGTAATTCCTCTTTAAACTCGGTAATTTCTTTTTGTAATTTTTTATGATCTTTAATGTTTTCAAAATCATAAATCCTATCAGCTACATAAAAGATAGATATTCGGTCATCTGGTTTGTAATCATACTCATTATCTTTTTTTGTTTTTTTAGTCATACTTTCCTTTCTATTTATTTACTTGCTTGTTATTTTTTCTATTTTATCTAATTTTTTTAATCTTTGAGATACATATTTCATATCTCTAATACAAGCATTTACATCTGCATTACTATCATAATCAACTCTTTCAAAATGCTCTTGTAAATACATATCAAAATTACTTAAATCTGAGTGTATTGCTTTTACAAAATAGTCTTTCATGTTTTCCTTTCTTTTGTTTATTCATAAACATTGTCATCAATGTCTATTTTAGCTTGTTTTATAGTATCATATTGTATTCCACCTATTTCCCAAAATGGATCTTCTTTAAACTCTTTGCACACAATATAATATGGTTTTTGGTCTTTGTGATACATTTCACAAATCTCAAAATCTTTATAGTGTTCTACCGGCATTTGTTCCTTTCTTTTGTTTTTCTTTTTCATAAAAAGT